CCCCCGAGGATATTTGTTTCTTGGACTCAAAATAATCAAAAATGAATCTTGAATTGTCCAATAAATATTTCTTCTTTTCTTTTTGCATTTGTTTGATAATATCTTTCTTTTCTGAAATTTTATCTTGTATGTCCAAGATTTTGTCAATTTGCTCATTTGAATATTGTTTTAATTCTTCTTTTAGTTTTTTGATCTCTTCTTTTAATTTAGGTATTTGTTTATGTTCATTGTTATAAAATTTCTCTAACATTTCGTCATGTTTTTCGTCCAATGACGTAATTTGTTTCAATTGAGCATTTTTTGTCAGTTTGCTCATCCCAACTTCAACTTCAATATGAAAAATTATATGTTATTTTTTATGTATTTTGTTGAAAAACTAATTTGTTTAAATGAATAAATAATTTCTGCAAATTTATATATAATATCGATGTCATCAACGATTGTAATAAACAAAAAATTAGCTAATTTTTTAATTAGAAATATTTTTGGACATGAACCGTGTCATGACTTTAATCCGACATCTATGGGAGATCGTCTAGCTTCTTTAAATAATAGACTGCTATCTTTATTCAATATCCAATTCGACATCACGAGAGGTGGAAATGGTGAATATACAGACTACATTGATAGAGGTGATACATTAGAAAATACAGATGATAATGAAATAGAAAAATATGTAAATATGGAAGAAGATAGTACATCAGATATTTTAAACACGAATGTTGTTAATTCTACAGTTGTTGATTCTACAGTATTCACTGGTGCTACTGAAGAGGTTGAAGATATCGAAGAGGTTGAAGATATCGAAGAGGTTGAAAATACCGTAGCAGATGACGATTTTAATACTATTATAAAAAGTGACTACTCTCAATTTGTTAAAAAATTTGGATCAGGAGGTTTCGGTTGCGTTGATATGGTGAGAGACAATCAAATTTATACTAGATCGCATAAAGAATCAATAAGAAAGTGTATAAATGGAATTCAAGAAATAGTTAATAATATTGATGAAAATAGAATGTATGTTACATCGCATAGTAACACCAATGAGGTTATTCCTGATACTGAATACACTGTAATCAACATAACACATGAAGGTGGTAAAATAGATATTCCGAGAGAAAGACCAAAAATATTTGATGAAAATACGGATTTAATGCCGAAAGATGATATAATGTCTGAAGAGTATGTAAAACTAAAAGATGAAAAACTAAAAGACGAAAAAAATATTACAAATAAAACAGTAACTGAATACGACCAATTATTAAACGTTTTTCAATTTTTAATTCAAACATTTGAAGAATTAAATTTTCCTGAAAGTGTAAAATTTTATCAATTTTATCGATATGCTGTTATTTATTTTATTAAAAATATTAATAATACATTATCAATTTATTCTATAAACAATTGTAATTTTATTAAAGATAGTTTGTTTTATTATTTTGTAAATAAATATACGAATGAGGAAACTAATCAATTCTTAAATCTAGACAATAGACAAAAAAATGGCATTTTGAATGAAATTTATCGAATTCGCTTGAAGATTGCTGGAATTGATGGCGAAAAAAATATTTTTGATGTATATGCATATAGAAATGAAGATGAAGATGAAGATGAAGGTGAAGATGAAGGTGAAGGTGAAGATGAAGATGAAGGTGAAGGTGAAGATGAAATAGTTGGTGGAAAAAAAAAAGTAAAAATGGGTCTAAATTTAAAAGAGAGGATATATAGTAACAAAGATGGTAATGTTAGCGGTATTTTAACCAATTATGAAACAAATTTTAATGTTGGTGTTGGTGAGATAACTGACCAAGATGAGTTCTTGACTACAATTAAAGAGAAATCTTTAGAACAATCCAATAAATTTTTTTATGAATTACAAAATATTACATATAATGAAACCGAGTCACCTGTACAAAATAAATATCTATTAGAACAAAAAAATTTTAGTAAATTCAAAGAAAAGGTTGAAACACCCATGAATAGAGAATTTGACAATAATAAAAACCGTCTTCTTAACGCATGGAAAAGAAGAGACGGACGAGGTGGATCTAAATATTTAAATATAGTTAAAGAAGTAATAAATACTATATCTTCGGTTGGATATAACAAGATTTTTCAGAATATTCATACACTTAAATCTATTTATGCAGAAGGAGATAGTGGCACACCTGGTAGTTTATCATCTGAATCGAAAAAATATGTAAATTATATACTTAAAAGTGTTTGTACAAAAGTCAATGAGATATTACGCGGTAATTTAACAACCGAAGAAATTCATCTAAATGACGCACAAAGAGAAAAAATATTAATTGAAAATATAAATAATGGTAAAATTTTTCTTACTGAAAAACAACTTATTGATAAGGTAGCAAGTGGTGGAAGTCCATCTGGATTAGATGATGCATTATATAAAGCTTTTACTCAATTTCTTCAAGAAAAAACTAAATTACCTTATTTTACAGTTGGCGACAAAGGAATACAAGATGGAAAATGGTTTAAAATTAATAACCCATCTGAATGGGAAAATATAGACAAAAATTATCAAACAAACGTAGAGAGAGGGAGTAGCAGGCCAGCAGTTAGTATTATCAATAATGCGATGACTACTAAGTATGATGATAAACGAATAGTTAATCTATTAACGACAGGATCTTATACTGATAAATTTAATATAAAATGCCCAATAACATCTATATTAGATTCTCAAGGTTCATTTGGATCATGTACAGGTGGAACAGACGCATCAAATATTGTTAAAGATAATTTGAATATTTCAATTGAAACAGAAACACCAACGGATGATAGTACTACCATTTTTGCTTTTACTATGGAATTAATTCATAAAAAAAGTGGTAAAACAATATTATCATATTCATTACGATATAAAGATTTTTTTATAGGTCCTCAGATAAACGTGGACATAGGTAAAACAACGTTAAATATTCTTTCGGCTAATAATTCATTTTCAGAAGTATTACGTGAAATTGAAAACTATGCGAGTAAATTACCAGTTGCAGAGCAGAATAATTTAGATAATATATTGAAAAGTGGTGATTTAATGAAATTAATAATGGCTGCACTATCAAGAAAATTTATGGGCGATTTTTCTCAAGAACTAAATTCAATAACCAATGGCGTTACAGGTTTGGGAAATGGTCCTAAATTATTATGTAACGGTGATAGACCTTCATTTGTAAGAGCTAGTTTGCTAACATTATTGGCAGATGGTGGTATAAATCTAAAAGCAGGTGTTTTGTATATGTCAGATAGCGGAGGATATCTTATTAAAAAAAATGGTAAAATTTGGACAGAAACAACAACAACACGAATAGGTGGCAAAAAAACAAAAAAGCGTCGTAAAATTTCTCGCAAAAAGAAGGGACACAAAAAAACCAAAAAAAGACGAACAATAAAGAAGAATCATAAAAATTAAGTATGCAAACACAATATACTAATGAACAACGAAAATCAAATTCACGTTCATTATCAACCAAATAATATTCATCCAAAACAATTAAAAATCATGGTATTTTTAATGAATGCTTTAGAAAAAGGTTGGAGCATAAAAAAGAAAAATGAACAATTTATTTTCACAAAAAAACATGAAGGAAAAAAAGAAGTATTTGATGAAAATTATTTAGACCAATTTATCCAATCGAACTTTGATATGGATATTTTAGAGCATACCAAATAATATTATTCACAATATTATACCATGTATGATGTCAAAAATAAAAATCGCTTAAAAAGGGGTTTTCAATAATGAAAAACCAAACGATAGACCGAGTGTTTAAACATTTAGGAATTTATTGTTTTTTTAAATTTATTCATTGAAAGTAATAAATTTAATTTTTTGTAATAAATCACTTAAAAATTACACCATAATACACTATTTTGCATTATAATTTCTGTAAATTTTATTATTTTTTATTTTTATTTTTATTTTTATTTTTAATTAAAATCCAAAATTTTTTTCTATAGTGAAGGTATATAAGAAATGGCTGGAGCACTTATGCAACTCGTCGCCTATGGCGCCCAAGACGTATTCCTTACTGGAACCCCCGAAATTACTTTCTGGAAGGTGTCTTACAGACGCCATACCAACTTCGCTATGGAATCTATTGAGCAGACTTTCTCTGGTCAAGCCGATTTCGGTCGCCGCGTAACATGTACCATCAGCAGAAACGGTGATCTTTGCTACCGCACTTATCTTCAAGTAACTCTTCCTGAGATCAACCAAGCTATGAAACCATCCTCTGGCAGTCCCCAGGGTGTATTTGCCCGTTGGTTAGATTTCCCTGGTGAGCAACTTATTGCCCAAGTTGAGGTTGAGATTGGTGGCCAACGCATCGACCGTCAATACGGTGACTGGATGCACATCTGGAACCAACTTACCATGTCTGCTGAACAGCAACGTGGTTACTTCCAGATGATCGGTAACACCACCCAACTTACCTACATCACCGATCCTTCCTTCGCTGATATCAGCGGACCCTGTGCTTCTGCTGGAGGTCCTTCCCAGGTATGTGCTCCTCGCAAGGCTCTTCCTGAGACCACCCTTTACATCCCTCTTCTTTTCTGGTTTTGCCGCAACCCTGGACTTGCTCTTCCTCTTATTGCCCTTCAATACCACGAGGTCAAGATCAACATTGATTTCCGCCCCATTGGTGAGTGCTTGTGGGCTGTAAGCACCCTTGCTGGTACTGCCAGTGACGGTACTGTTTCCGTTTCTACTGCCTACCAACAATCTCTTGTTGCTGCTTCCCTTTACATCGACTATGTCTTCCTTGACACCGATGAGCGCCGCAAGATGGCCCAGAACCCTCACGAGTACTTGATTGAGCAACTTCAATTCACTGGTGACGAGTCTGTTGGTTCCTCTTCCAACAAGATCAAGTTGAATTTCAACCACCCTTGTAAGGAGTTGATCTGGGTTGTCCAACCTGATGCTAACGTAGATTACTGTGCTTCTCTTGAGGGTGGCCAGACTCTATACAAGACTCTTGGTGCTCAACCTTTCAACTATACCGATGCCATTGATGCTCTTCCCAACGCTGTCCATGCCTTCGGCGGACCTGCTGAGACATCTGGTGCTAATGCTTTTATCACCAGCGGTGGTCTCTTCCAGGACCCTGGAGCTATGGGATCTGAAGGTTTAACTGGCAAACCTTCTGAGTGGTCTGATACTCCTGCCCCTCCTGGTCATAACTACAGTGTATTCGGTGCTGAGACAACCGGTCAAGGAGGTGTTGATGAAGGTTCCTTCGTATCTGATGCTGGTACATTCGTTCTTTCTGAGACTGCTCTTGACATGCACTGTTGGGGTGAGAACCCTGTTGTCACCGCTAAGCTTCAACTTAACGGCCAAGACCGCTTCTCTGAGCGTGAGGGTACCTACTTCGACGTTGTCCAACCTTTCCAACACCACACCCGTAACCCCGATACCGGTATCAACGTATATTCCTTTGCTCTTCGCCCTGAGGAACACCAACCCTCTGGAAGCTGCAACTTCTCCCGTATTGACAATGCTACCCTTCAGCTTGTTCTTTCCAGCGCTACTGTTGGAGGTACTGCCACTGCTAAGGTCCGTGTCTATGCTACCAGTTACAACGTCCTTCGTGTAATGAGTGGTATGGCTGGTGTTGCTTACAGTAACTAAGCGTGTTAATATTATAATTCATATATTGATCATTTAATGTGTATGTAATAAAATACACATTAATTAGTTATTTGCAAAATTATATAAATATAAATATTTCAATATTCTCATATATGTCACTTCATTCCGTACAATCTACTAATTTACATACACAGAATGACTTATTAATGAAATGTTTGATGGATTTTTACTCCGATAAATCAAAACTCAACGAAATGATGAAAATTATAAATGGTGAATCAAATATTTCACTTAGAATTGTCGATTGGTTTGTTACTAATTATGCAAAAAAATATTATACCATATATGATTTGCCTATAAGAAGAAATGGTAAATATGTTCCTTCTCGATTCAAAGTATATAATGATTACAAATTAAAATTAAAGGCTTATTCCAAAAAACGATTTGATCCATTTTGTCGGTGGGAGCGTATTACCATTCCTTATGACGGAAACAATTGTATGGAAACCACGATTGGACAATTGAATTTTTTCAAATGGGCAATTGAAAGCAAAATTATTGATTATATACAAGCAAATTATGATCATATAGAAAAAGACATGAATGAACGAAACAGTATTTCCAAAAGAAAAAAAGAAGATTTGGAAACATCAGATATTGTAATCAACAATGAAAGTGGAAAAACACGAAAAAAACGTGAAGAATTGTCGGTTTCAGCATGTAAATGTGTGAAAAAGGAAAATGTGAAAATCATTGTATCATTTAATTAAACAACCTTATAAAAAATAAATAGAAAAACTAAATTAAACAGTTTTCTTTTTAATTATACATAATGTGGTCATTATATATAAGTGCTTTATTATGTGTTTCTTCTTTTTCCATTCATAACAAAGTTTTCACGTTGTATAAGAACAACAACAAACCGCAACATTATCCATCATTAAACGAAATGTTTGAACCAAATCAATCGAAATTGATCATAACCACACCAGGTGGTTTATTTGGATTTTATTTTATGGGTGTGTCTTCTTTTATTAAGGAACATTATGATTTGTCAGATTATGTTTTTTCAGGTGCATCAGCAGGTGCATGGAATTCACTCTTTTTGTCTTTGAAAGAAAACGACAAACTATTTATTGATGAAATTTTGAAAACAGATATCAAAAATATCAAATCTATATTAAAATTGGAAAAAAAAATGAAATCTTTCATATTGGATAATTATGATGAATCTATGTTTGATCTTGAAAAATTATATTTAGGTGTCACTGTATTAGACAAGTCAAAATTAGAACTATGTGTATATAATGATTTTGTTTCATTGGAAGATGCAGTAGATTGTTGCATCGCTAGTTCGCATATTCCATTTGTAACCGGAGGACCTTTCAATATTTATCGAAATAAGTTTTCCTTTGATGGAGGATTTTACAGTTACCCCTATTTAAATGTTTCGTCACCTTCTCTTATTATTGAACGCGATTTGTGGGATAAACAGAACAAAACAGAAGTAACAGATGCACGTGTTGCAGTAATTAATTGCAGTTTTGATACATTCTTTAATTTAAATAAACTCAATTTTACATTGAGTGAATTATATGAACGTGGTTATAATGATTCCATGAAAAATAAAGATTATTTGGATAATATTTTTACACCATTAGAATAATCATTTAGAAAAAGCAAAGCATATATGCTAACGATTTTTTTTGTATTTTATAATATATTACAGTATATTATATGGTGCCTATTACTTACTCTTACACCACTGCGACTCTCTTAGAAAGTACTGGCATATACAATTATGCTCACAATGAAGTAAAAGTTATTAGTGCAGTTGTGAAATCTATACGCGATCCTACAATTTCACAAGACGTAACACAAATGATGAAACATTTTATTAGCACGCAAAAAATGTCCGATAGTGTTTCTATGAAGTCTTTCACCGTTGATTCTTCTAGACTCATTGACTATACTGGTTGCGATATTGACCCTGGACATCAGAAGAAAATGGAAATCAAATTGGCATATAGTGATTGTGTATTATTTATGAATGATATTGATGTTACTAAAAACGATAAGAATGTAAATAATAGTATTATTTTAGAAAAAACAGGCAACTATTATTTTAGTGCAGCATGTTTAGATGTTGTGAAAGCTGTAGTACGATCTGTAAATAATAACTGTATAGCACATGATGTAACTTGTGCATTAGATAAAGAAGTTTATATGTTTCAAGGAATGAGATATATTAAGATTGATTCTTCATTATTTAACACATATACAGGATGTGATATTGATTCTTGCTCCAAGAAATATTTAGATATTACTCTTTCCAATGATTTTCATCATCCACTAAAACCTTGCCATCCATGTGATCCTTGTGCTACACCTTGTACTACCACTTGTCCTCCTGAACCTTGTACTACCACTTGTGCTACAACTTGTCCTGTTCCTTCTAATGGTTATCCTACTTATTCTTCTTATATTGATCCAACAACTTGTGCTACACCTTGTGTTACTACTTGTCCTCCCCAACCTTGTACTACCACTTGTCCTACTTCTGGTGTTATCATTACTACTACTTCTTCTGTTATCCCTTCTACTACTCCTGTTATCACTTCTACTACTCATTGTAGTATATATCCTTTAATCTGTAATTCACGTTACCTTGAAAACTTGGGATACTGTGTAAAAGAGGAATAATTATAGTTGTACCAAATTAAGTTCAAATAAATAATCCGTAATATAATTATGGATTATTTACCACATTTTCATGCGATCTTTTGGTTCTAAATACATAGGATCACTTTCTGTTATATCAAACACATCATAAAATTCATCCATATGTTGCACCAAATTACCGCGGAAATCCGTAGGTGCATGAGGATCAACTGCCAACAACATGACACGTCGATCCTTTTTAATATTTTGTTTCCAAACGTTGGCCCATGATTTGAAAAACACACGTAATGAGGCGCGAATTCTTGTTTTGTCCGCATTTTTTTCCGACAAATGTTTTAGCAATGCCTTCATCGACAAACTCAAACCACCAATATCTGCCAAGTTTTCACCCATAGTCAATTGTGGATTCATTTTGTGTTCTTTACCACTTTCTTCATCTTTATATACATATTTTTCAACAGAACTCACCATAATTTCCGTCTTCTTCTGAAACAATTGTCCATCTTCTTCCGACCACCAATCATTCAAATTACCATCTCCATCAAATTTACGTCCTTTATCGTCATATCCATGAGTAATTTCATGAGCAATAACTGCACCAATACCTCCATAATTACATGGAGTAACAACGTCCAAATCTTCTACCATTGCCAATTCATCACTAATATCAAAATCAACACTCTTTGCACTATCATGGAAAAATGGAGGTTGCAATATAGCAGCGGGGAACACAATTTCATTTTGGGTAGGCATAAAGTAAGCATTTACTGTTTGAGGAGTCATTCTCCATTCTTCACGATCCAAAATAGAATTAATTTTTTCAAAAAAATTCACACGCAAACTCCATTTGCGCGCTTTTTTGGAAATATCATACAAAGAATCTCCCAAAGTAATATCAAAATCAGAATAGTCTTTCCATTGGTCAGGATATCCTATTTTGCTTCGAAACGTACCTAATTTATGAATAGCCCTTTCTTTAGTATTTTCCGTTAACCAATCATTTGATTTTAAAGACTCATCCATAATAGACAAGACGTTTTTTACTAACATATCCATTTTTGTCTTGGAAGTTTGAGAAAAATATTTTTCAACAAACAATTTGCCCATCATTTCACCAGCATAAGAATTGACAATACCAATAGAACGTTTATCTTCTGGTTTCTCTTTTTCTTGACCTCCCAATTTTCTAGAATAAAAATCGAAAAATTCATCGTCTAATTCTTTTGTACAAAATCCGTGAAAACTTTTGATAATCTTATATTGCATATAAGATTTATATTGTGGGAAATTGTTTTCGTCGAAAATTAATTTCATACATCTACGAATACCATCACCATCAAATGCCGTAATCTGATATTTACTATCAGGAGGATTGGAACTATGTGCAAAATTTTTATCGTAATTATGTTCCAATATTGTTTTAAAGTCAAAATGATCACATAATTCTGTAAAAAGGACTTGAAATTTTTCCTTCATAACATCATCAAACATGTAATTACGATCGCCTTCTTCATAATTGTCTTGTTTATTTGGCAAACTATTTAACTCATTTATATTTTCTACGATTCCATCTAATGTACTATTGGTATAATATTTATCATATTCACGCGATTGATCCGGTTTCATAGTATAATCAGCTATTTTTGCTTCGAAGTCCAATACATGATCTTCAAAACGATCATTCAATGATACGGAAAAAGGTTCTAATAGACTCTTTATTTTAGTCAAATGCTCTTTAAACATTGTTCTCTTATCTTCGAATTCCTTAGATTTATAATATTCTTGAGAAGGTAAAGACAAACCTGAAATAGAAAAGTCCAACACCACATTATTCACATTTTTCAAATCACTCCCACTATCAAAATCAAGTACATTGGAAATCCCAGTAATTTGACCATAATGCAAATATTTTGCCAAATTTTTAATATAATCATCATTGGTGAAATGGTCATTCAATGTGTTCAATTCTTGTTTAATGGGATCACAATTACTCGTTTTGTCATTCCATGTTTGAAAACGTTTTTCCGATGCCTTCCAAATGGCAAAAATTTTCTCTTGTTCTTCCGAAACACATTTGTTTTCCAAATTTTTCACAATGTCAATTTGATTAATTAACCCTTCGTCATATAATTTTGTAAATCCACCCCAAGATGAATAATCTAAAGGGATTTGATTTGCAGGACTTGATAACCACGCATGATTTACGTATTGGTAAAAGTTAATACCAGGAGCTAAATGATTACCACTCATTTATATATTGATATCAAACTCTATTTTTAATATGTTTGATAATTTATATATGTATTGTTATTTATTTCTTTTATTCCTTTTATTTAGAACAAATGGGTTTTTTCATAAAACGCGTTTTCGATATATCACCAAATTAACGATGAACAAATATCCATATGCAAAAGAATATTTTGATTATTATAATAAATTCAAAAAACCTTTATTGACTTGTGATAAAAATGAACAAAAATATGTGCATTTAGTAGAAAAAAATAAGGAGTCGTATATAACATTTGAAAAAAATTTTAAACATATTCAAAGTGCAAATAGAATGTTGAAACAACAAAACAAATCCTTACGTTTAGATATGAATCAATATATGGACAATGTGGATTTTGATGATATTACAACACAAAATTTAATGGTAAATACTATTCATAAACCAAGTCCAAATGCAAACAAATTTTTTAAACTTATGGACGAACCTGTACAATATATCCAAGAAATAATACAAAATACGAAAAGGGGGTTTTCTTGGAACAATACTGGATTATTAAGTGCTGTGAAAAATCAAAAATCGTGTGGTTCTTGCTGGGCATTTTCAACAACATCTGCATTAGAAACATTTATGCGAAAACAAAATTATAGTGTAGATCGATTGTCTGAACAAGAATTGGTCGATTGTTCTTCCGAAAATTATGGATGTAATGGCGGATTAATGGATTTAGCTATGGATTATATTATTAAAGAAAAGGGTTTATCAAGTCATGAAGATTATTTTTATAATGCAACAGAAACCGGATATTGTAAATTGAACAATACACGTGTTCTTGGATCCAATATGACAGAATACAAATATATTATACCCGAATCCGTTTTGGACATGAAATATAGTGTAAATAAAAATCCGGTGGCAATCGCATTAGATGCCGATAATATTTTTTTTCGGTTTTATAAAGAAGGTGTTATTGATGTACCTATAAATAGTACTAAAACATTGAATCATGCAGTGTTACTCGTTGGTTATGATTATGATGAAGAAGGTATGTATTGGATTATACAAAATTCGTGGGGCGAAACATGGGGAGATAAGGGGTTTTGTAAAATTCGTGTTCAACCCAAAGAAGGTACTTTATTGTGTCAATTATATGGCGTATATCCAAGTAAGTGATTTTTTTTGTATTTGTTCATTTGCTTCATTATAATATAATGGAAAGTCTTGGACACTTCTTTTCATCGTTGTTAAACATGCTTGGTTTTACTTCTGACACATCTGAAAATTCATTGAATAAATCTGAGAGTAAAGAATCAAATTCTTCATCAGAAAGTGATGAAGAACTCAACAAAGATGAAACACAAGATACAAATAAAAAGGAAGAATCCGAAGAAACATTCACTTTTATTGATGTTTTTGAAAAGGAGAAAGATGAGATGTATGAGAATATTCAAGAAATGTTTTTAACGAATTTTTAAGTACGATTCCACATTTCATCCACTAATCCGTATTTTTTACATTGGTCAATATCCCACCACAAATCATGTTTCAATATTTCTCCCAATTGCTTCTTAGGAATATCTGCATGTTCCTTATAAATATTCATAATTTTATCCATCAATACCTTATTGTTTTGGAAATCATCCTCAATTTCAGACATTTTTCCCCAAAATCCCGACGACAATTGATGAATCAACATATATGCGTTTGGACGCATATATCGTTTCTTACCCACAACACTAATCAATGTTCCTGCAGACGCGGTAGCCCCTTCAATAATTGTATATATAGGTACTTTGCAAGATTGGATGACATCGATGGCAGTCATGGCATCAAATACTGATCCACCAAACGAATTAATATGCAAGTAAATAGGAATTTCATCCAAATTTAGTTTATGAGCATGAATAATATTATCCAATTCACACTTACGAATAAACTCAACCAATTCAAATATATTATCGCGATCTACTTCCGCGTGGAAATAAATATGGTTATTTTCTCGTGTGATTTTTTTCATATGTTCTTCTTCTTCTTCACCGTCTTCGTCATTATCGTTTCTGATGACAATACTGGTTTTAGAAGTATCACTACCTCCACGGGTAGTAATATTTCTAGATCGGCGTGATGTATTCGGAGTAAATTTAAACATGTTAAAATTAAATAAGTTAGAATTGAAATATATTACAAATACCTTTCAATTTTATGCATATTTTGCTCAATTACTCACATTTACCTGTTTTTTTGTTCTTACGCGTACCGTTTTGGCAACGCTTTCGTGATTTAGTAGATTTCTTTTCGCATTGTCCTGTTTTCTGATTTTTACGACTACCATTGGGACAACGTGCTCTCTTCTTAGAAGCAAAACGAGAAGAGCGACGAGGAACAACTTTGCTTAATTCTAATTTTCGTTTTTCTTTAGTGAAACGTCTTTTAACAAGGTCGGCTTCTTTCTTTTTTTGTTCTGCCTCTTTTTTCTTCTGTTCAGCAACTTTTAACAAATGCTCTTCTTCTTTTCTCATTTGGTCAAGTTCATGTCTTACTTTTTTCATTTTCTTTTCTTCCTCTTTCAGTGCTTTGCGATAATGTTCATTCATTTCATTTAATTCCTTGTTCCATGAATCCATTTTGCGTTCTTTGTGATACTTATTTTTTACTAAATAACTATTATGTTTTCTTACTTTTTCTTTCCATTCACGAAAAAGTTGGTTTCCTTCTTTACCTAAAAGATTTACGTCGACTGGCATCTATAGAATAAAGTAACATTATTTATTTAGGAATAGGAAAAGGACGTTGGTCATTGGGAATGACTAATTCCTTTGGCATAATCAAAGGTACTCTACGATCTAACATAGAGAGTTCCGGAATATTACGAACTTCTGCAGTAACAGGTCCCTGAGGATTAACTAAATTGGTAGAACCAATACCGAATAAAAATGATTCAATATCATTGGGATTTTTTGCCAATTCTGTGTTTGGTAATTGACCGGGATTGGTACCAAATCCTGACTTGTAAGTGGGACTTGCAAACGCATATTCCTTATTAGTACTATAATCTAATTGTTGCTTAAAAGCTCTTTGTTCTGCTTGATAATTACCTGGTGTATTTTTATTGGAAGTTGATGCCATTTATAATATGACTATATAAAAAGACTTGCATAAACAACTTACTAAAATAGTTTTTTTACCAATTGAATATAACTATCTTTTTTATCGTCAAACTCTGTCGGATTTTTATGATATTCCACAAAACACTTATGGAAATATAACATATAATCATAAGAATAGAGGACTGCTAAACCAATTTCTCTATCTTGTGAAAGCATTTTTCCGGCAGCACCATCGTATAATTTTTGAAAATACACATTGTCTTTTGTTTGTTCATAAACAAAATCCATGGCTTTGGATGCAGAATCAGTATCATAATCATTTTCGTCGTTAGTAATATCGTCTATTTCTTCACAATGCATGACCACTTTTTGCATGGAAAATAATTGACGCATAATTGCACGATATTCAAAATCATTTTTGTAAGGAGGAATAGATAAATCTAAATTATAATAATTGCTCATTGAACAATATAAATATCAATTATTTATATTGTTTGATTTTCCTAAAGTTTAAAAAGGCGAGCTAAAAAAGATTTCTTGGATGTCTTTCTGCGAGTTTTTCTGGCCTTCTTTCCCTTGGTCTTTCTCTTGGACTTTGTCTTTTTACCACCCATGGTATAATAGGATTTATCACCTCCTCCTTTGCTGCAACTTTTACCTCCGTAATATGTACTACCACTACACTTTGCCATTATATTATAAGGCGAGATTATAATTAAACACCACCATTATTTGGACGACCATTCTTGGACAAATCGCCATCAGCAGGTGCGCGTGTATCCGCACCACCACGTACCCATCCATTCATAGCACTTTCCTCAACGGTATATTTTGCATCACTTGTGCGATTTTCCATATCATCATTGGTAGGATACAAAGAATAACCCATGAAACTTTGTGTCATCACAGTGGATGTGCTCTTCTTCTCAGTAATTGGTTCGCCTTCCAATAATTGCAACTCCAAGGTAGGATCTGCAGAACCTCTTCCTAAATAAGGAACAGTCAAAAATTGACGTTGCATTAAATTCAAACGTCCTAAATTTCTCTCGTTTTCTGTTTCTAATAATAAATTAGATTCACTTTCAACCTTCTCTCCGCTAATACCAGCACCAGTTACACCAGTAGGAACAACTGCAGGTTGTTGTGTTGCAAATTGAATTTGGTTATCTGCAGGTTTTTGGCTAAAATAGTTGGTGGTAGTATAATCAGCATAACGGTCATTTTGTAAAGTTTGTTGAGTTTGGGTGGTGTTGTCGTTTTCAATACGGGCCATATTGTAAAATGAATAATTACTTACAGTAGACATTGCTTTATATATTTGCAATATATTTTGTATTTGAAAATCTACTATTAATTAATGTAAATTATATCTTGGATTATTTCTTACAGCTGCAAAATTGTTACCTTCCTTTGCAGATATCATGTCGCCATAACAAAATTCGGCAAAACCTTTTTGGTCGTTAGGAATAGTTGTATTAGCAGTACTGTAAAATTGTCGCATAGATTGTTCTAATCCTAAATTTTCTGTTACATCTTGGAATAACTTTTTGTCAATATTTGGTTGATCAGGATTCAACATTTGAATTTGCGTTTTGGTTTCCTCTAAAATAGTTTCTCTGTCTTTTTTGGTAAATGCTGGAGGTGCTGGTTTTTTATGAGGATTATAATCATAATCACTCATTAGTACATTACTTAATGGATTAACAGGAGTACTGGGTTGATACTGATTTTCATTTGTATTAATAGGAATAAAGGGGCCTTTGCGATTATAATTTCTAACATAACCATCTTTGTTTTGCATAAATCCTTCGCCTAATAATTTTTGATTGGTGGCATAATGCAAAAGGAAAATACATAACAAACTAATTCCCGAAACTACTAAAATACGAGGTTTTTGTGTAAATAAATAAGAAATAATGGTCAAAACCAAAACAATACGGGTTAAAGCATTTAACTTTTGGTTAAAGGTCATAGATTCTGTTGGAAAAAATTCATGCCAGTAATGAGTATTTAATAGTACATTTGGATCTTCCGTCCAAAATAATATTTCAGGTGAATGATAATTATTGATTTGTATATTTTTTGTTGGTTTCGATTGTGTTTTTATAGCAGGAGGAGCACGAGGGTTTTCATTAATAGGTTCATTGGGTGGTTCAGACGTTACCATAGACGGTTCAGACGGAACTTGGACACTTTCCTCTAACTCTGAAGTTTCTACAATTTTTTCTTGGAATGAACTTTCTAAATCACTATCTAACGGTATAGGACTCAAATTATTATTCATTATATATATTCTTTGGTATAAAAATATATATTTATTGTTCGCGTTTATGTAGATTCACGTTTGTAACCTTTTTTCTAAATAAAGTAAGATAGAAATATCTATATAATCATTGACCATAAATATAACACCAAATATTATTCCACTTTATAATGCATTGAATAAAATTCAATTCTGTAGATTTTTATAATCAATATGAAAGAATGATTCATAATTAATGTTTAGTTTTTTTCACACATTTGTCATCTATTTGAAATGTTTCGCATTTTTGTTTGTCAGGAATAATTTGTAATACACATTTGGACTTTTCACCATATACTGGGTTGGTACATCCATCTTCCTTTTTACTTTTTGTTTCTTCTATTGTACAACGCGAACGGAAATGTTCATATCGTTCTCTTACATCACAATAAGATAATCCCGATTTTTTCCCCAACATTTTATTAATGACTTCATGCAATTTATATACATATCTTGAAAATGAATCACGATTTTTCATATGTTTCCATGTAAGAGGCAGTTTCTTGAAATTTTTGCATAAATTAGTGCGACATTTACCGCACGGTAACGTATTTCGCAAATTTAATATAAAATTTCGATAATTACGCTTATCGTCACATGTTGGGTGAATTGGATAATTAAAACTCAATGTGTGAATATAATGCCACGCACTTGGACCCCAAACACTGGTTAACATTCCATCATTCGATTCATAATCTTTTTTTTTGTAAATACGTTTTGTTTTTCTTTTATTTGATTTTTTTACTTTGTAGGTTTTAGCCATAGTTATATTAATATTATAAAAAAAATCATACTACAATTTCTAAAGTGTTATATTTGCAATTAAATTATGTAATGTTAGAATATAATGGCAAATATTTTTCAACTTTTATATACAGATTATGTGAAATCCTTAAACAAACTTCTTGTACCTGCCATTCTTTTTATTATTTTTGTAGTTGCTGGTTATTATGGATATTTATGGTACGCAAAATCAACTATTGAAAATTTAGAAGCTGAAAATATGGCAAACGCAAATAGACGCATTAGTGAAGCAAAAATCAAATTTTTCTCTGCAGATTGGTGCCCTCATTGCAAAAGAGCAAAACCCGAATGGGAGAAATTCTCATCTGAATATGATGGTAAAGAAGTCGGATATTACAAAATCAGTTGTGAATCTATCGATTGTACAGAAGGCGATAATCGACAAATCCAAGAATTTTCAGTTGATGGTTATCCAACCATTATTATGTTAAGAGACAATAAAAAAATCGATTATGATGCAAAAATCACAGAACCTAATTTAGTACAATTTGTAGATGATTTTTTGAAAAATGAATAAACATATACTTTATTTTCCATATGTTTATTTTTCACGCTTATTTAAAAATTCGGTGGCCTTTTCCACTCCAATAGTAATCAATTTTTTTCGATATTCTTCTGAATTAGCAAAATCAGATATTGATTCAAATGTAATCGATTCCATATGAATGTATATTTCATTCTCATAATTGTTTTCCTTATCATCAATATCTACATTAACCTTTTGCATAATACTTTTTACCAAATACATTACGTATTCTAATAAATTAAATGATTGGACCATTTCAGAGTTCGGTTTTTCATCATCAATAATTTTTCGTATTCCCAATACTTCTTCTGGTTCGGCATTCATAATATTTAAACATTCTAAAATAGGATAATTTAGGAAAATACCTCCATCTATATATGATTTGTTCTCAAAAGTTAATGGTTTAAATAAAATAGGCAAACTACAAGATGTATAACAAGCATCAATTAAAGGCATATGTGGATATGTTTTATATGAAATACATTCCAATTCAAAAGCATTGATTTCGACACTATAAATATAAAATTCAATTCCTGTTTTTTCATAAAATTCTTTCATCGTTATATTCATATCCATATCTGCTCCGGAAAAAATTGGTTTTAGTGCATTAAAAATTACCGATCTATCAAAAATACCCCCTCTATCAAAAACCTCAAATAATTGACTAATATCAAAGTTGAATACAGTATTCCACGGTCTTTTAATAATAAAATCATCTAATATATCCCATTCATATTTACATAAAATCATTGCTAATATAATTGTTCCAATAGATGTTGCATGACAAGATTTAATATTGGATATGTCCCAAAAACCTTTTTTACTTAATTCACGTAATGCTCCATAAGCAGATAACCCATATGTACCTCCTCCTGATACTACCAAATGTTTTATTGATTTTTCTTCATCCATATATAAATATAAATAAAGTATTTATATTAATTTTTTTTCATCTGTCTTTATAAGAAGATGTCTTGTTTTTTATTTACAACTGATGACGAATCAAATGATAATATTAACATTGATGATTTATATAACAAACAGCAACAACGTGATTTACGCCAAATATCCATTTTTAACAAAATATTAAATCGCATACATAAACGTATTCGAGCAACAGGACGAAGCAAAATGAAAGATCAATATATTTGGTTTACCATTCCTGAATATATATTTGGCGAACCAGTTTATAATAAAGCCGAATGTATTGCCTACGTCATTGCCAAGTTAGAAGCCAATAAATTTCATATTCGCTATGTTCATCCAAACACACTTTATGTTTCTTGGGCAAATTGGGTACCTTCTTATGTAAGAAATGAATATAAAAAACGCACAGGAGTCGCAGTAGATGAATTAGGTCGAATTGTAAATAAAAATGAAAATGAAATGATTGAAGATTCAAATGATCCTACTGCTAAATTATTCAATAATGGACAAACCAATCCAAATGACAAACCTAAAAAAGTCTATACATCTGTGGATCAATACCAACCAACTGGTAAATTGGTTTATAATCCAGATTTGTTTGAAAAAATTGAAAAAAAAGTATTATAATTTTCTTCTTTAAAATACTTAAATAGTGTATTGTAAAGAATAATATAATGGAAGCATCTCAACCTGAAGTTGAAAAGACACCCGACTCTCTCCAAGGAACTGTTTTTGCTGGTGATTCTCAGCAAAGTCAAATGAAAGAGGAAGCACCTGCACAACAAGAAGAATCTGCACCTGCTCAGCAACAAGAACAAACTATGGACTTATCTGATGTAGAGGTCACAAATGAAAATATTGCATTGAATATCATTGTATCTTATGTAAATCTTGCACAAAAGAGAGGTGCATTCAACATTAAAGAATCTGCAAAGATTTGGGAGTGTATTCAGAAGTTTCAACGTGCTTCTCCATAAATATGTAGTTTAAACAACTTATAAAACAATATCAAATAGGCAATAATTGGTATAACAGTAGATTCAAATGGATGATTGACGAGAAGACAATGAAAATATTCTAGTGTTTCATATTGTCCCATTGGACAAACATTATCACGAATCCAGTAAAAGAATATAATAGTCAATATTAAAATAAAAATACATATTACATGAATATTATTGCTAAAAAGGGCTAAAAATATGTAAATCATCAATGCAATATGAATAATATCAATTGTTTTGTCTTCGTTTCTAAACAATGCAATAATAAAAATTGATATGGTAATAGAGAAAGAAAATATTATGCATTGGTCATATTGGTGTAATTGTTGTGAAAATAACAAAAATATCAAAAATAGTAAAATAAAAGAACTAATTATGATTAGATCTTTTATCTTTTTTTTTGGAATTTCTTTATCCATATGAATAAAATTGATATTTTTTTTCCTTGCATTTAAAGTAAAGTAAAAGACAACTATGGAAATAACCAATTTACCTTCCTTCCAAAATATAATTCAAAAAAAAGTTAAAAAATACAAAATTAAGATGAAAAAGTGTTGGAAGGTTCATCATATTCGAATACACGATACACATAATTTTCTCACTGGACCATTACAAACCTCTCATTTCTATCATTATTGCATGTGGGAATTAAAATATCAAGTTTCTGTTAAAAAAAAAGTGAATATATTAACTGAAAAAATGTATCATAAATTACAACTTTATACATCTATCATAAACAAATGTTGCAAAAATATGTTTTGTGACGATATTAGTCTTCATATTACTGAATATTTATTACACTAATTTTCGTTCAATGTTTCAATTAACCATTGATATAATGGTTGTTCTTTGTGCTCTATATTGTAAATATAATGAAACACCTTTTTTTCTATGGTATTATCGTAAATACTTTCTTGGAATTGCTCTTTTTTTCTCTTCCTTTCCATATTTTTCGAATGCAAAATATGATGGGGACTATATTCATCGTCTATATGAAGGACATTTTCCCATGGTAAAGACAAATCATTAATCATATAAATGTACAAATACATCAAAGAAATGATGTCATCTCTGCGTGATGCATCTTTTCCATTATGAATATGTAAACTAATAAATTTAGGGGTTCCAATAATAAAACTATTTTCATTTTTTGGTTCAATATGTTGTAAATTTTCATCTACAAAAATAGTGGATAATCCAAAATCGATCAAAAATAGTTCATCCTTTTTCATCATAAAATTTTGGGGTTTGATATCACGATGAATGACGCCCATTTTATGAATCGTTTGTAAAATAGTAATCATTTTACATGTCATTTGAATCAATTCTTTTTTAGACAAATTATGATGTAACAAATAATGATCCAATGTACAATCATAATATGGCATAATTAATCCATAATATTTTTTATAAATTCCATACCAATATACATGAGGTGTATTTCGAGAACCTTTTTGAAACAAGTAATTTAAGATAGTTGTTTCATGTTTTAATAATTTGATTTCATTATCACATACTTCAAATTTAATGGCAATATCTTCATTGGTTCTTTTGTGTTTTCCTTTGTATATTTTACCAAACTGACCTTCACTTATTTTATTAATAATTATATATTTATTTACAATCATATATTATAAAATAAATATATTTATATATAGTTTAAAATATAGCATTAATATAAAGATGGAAGAAATTAAAATAATCAATATGCTTATATATCTTATTCTATTTATTATATTTGGGTATATATTTGGACACTATTTGTCCAAGAAAATGATTCCATTAAGGGAAGGAGCTAGAACGTTACCCCGACCTGTGATTAATCCAAGAGTTCCTGAATATGAAACTGAAAAAACTACAAATGTTCCTGTTCCTGGACAATCAATCAATCAAATGATTGATAAATTTATTTATACCTATTTTGACAAAGATGGGTTTCCATTGGAATCTACTATAGCATTGTATAGTAAATATTGTTGCAATAAAGGTAATGTTACGCAAGAAAACAAACGTAAATTAACAGATATTGGATATTATATTTTAGATATTGTTATTTACAATATTCCTTCTACAAAAAATGCAGAACCCAAAGAATATTGGCCACCTATCAAATGGAGTAATCATGATATTTTTAATATATTAATTCAACCAACAAATACAGCACAAATTATGCGTGGTCAAAATTATCGCGATGAATATGTGCAAAATTATAGTGGTTCAAATACTATGAGTAATTTTTGGTCAGATTTATTTGGAAGAGGATCCGGTTTTGAATTTGGTTTCGGTGGTTCGAATAATAATGATAATGAAAACAATAATAATAACCAACAAGCCGCAGATAGTTGCGATGAATCTCCTTCTGGTAAATGTGGTATAGGATGCCCAACCAGTTGTTTAAGTTCGGCAATTGCGGCATCCTTACCCCCACCTAGTTCCTCTAGTTCTTCATCTAATAGGAATGATGGATCTAATGAAAACTACAGAGAAGGTGGAACGAACCGTCCAGGAAGAACACCAGCAAATCGTCAAACCGGAGCAGCAAATACTACTTTTTTACCCGGAGGAGCAAATGAAATTATTATTGGTTCGGCAGATATTGATGGGTATCAAATTACCGATTGTCTTCAAAAATCAGATGGTTCTGAACTAAATGACATGATCAATGATTTTATTAAAACTTATTTTATTGCATATGGACCAAATGAAAATCGTCCAACGCAAGCAGCTATTGATCTATTCAATCAATTTAAAAATAAAACACCTATGGATGGATTTCATATGAATAAAATGCGTGATTTAGTATTTTATATATTGCAAGTCATTATTCCTGGTTTGCCAACAACAACTTATGTATCAGGAACACCTGCCAGAAATAAATCGGATAGTTCTTATGTAGAATGGCGTCCAATTCGTTGGTTGAGTCTTTCTGAAAAACCATAATTATTTCTTTGTATATTGTATATGAAATATACAAAAAAATACAACAAAAAGAGAAAACCCAAAACACATAAAAAACGACCTAACCGAAAATCTAGGAAATCTAGGAAATCTAGGAAACATGGGAAGAAAAGAGGAGGTTATATTCCTTTTTTTTCAACAAAAAAAGATGTAGAAACAAAACAACAACAACTTAATGCTTTTAAAACACAATTCTTAGACTTAGACACATCAAAACCTGAAAATAATATTCGTGGTGAAAAACGTGCAGCAACAAGAGGAAATCCAATATTTAGTCTCGATAATATAATAGGAAAAGATGAAGATAATATATTTATTAGATTTAATGATTTATATAATGAACTTCGTGATCCAACACTAGAATGCAGTAACAAGGAATATAAAGATTATGATAAATGCCAAATTGATAAAATTAACTATTATAAAGATTTGTCTAATGTATTATATCAAATAAATAATAAACTCAAAAATACTGTATTAGAAAATGAACCTGAGAAAGATAGATATAGTAATGATAAAAGAGGTACCGAAGGTTTAACAAAAGTAGATGAACGTGGTATGAAGGTGAAGTACGTATTGACTGATGATGATAGAGCAAATATAGATGAAATGGGAAAACAAATAAAGGAACTAGAACGTAAGGCTGTTGTCAAAAGGGATAAACATAAAACTAAATCTACATTAGGCAATTATGACGAAGAAAAACGAGCAAAAAAGGATGAAATGCAAAGACAAAAAGACCTTTATACCTGGGCAAAACAATATAAAAAGGATAACCTCATGGAACCAAACGACGTATAAATAGTTACTTCTAATAAAATAATATAAACCTTTTTATTATATTATTTTAATGGATCATCCAAGAATAGAACATAGAACCCAACTTACAAGAGAAGAAAAAGAAACTTGCAACGCAAGTACTAGCGAAATCATTCTCTATAATATTGTATATTATCCACATTATTTGTTCGGAGGAATGTTATTGAGTTTATTCTTGTATGTTTATAATACCAAAAAATAATAAGTAAAACAACTTAAACTATTCAAGTTTCACAACAATTAAATACTAGTTTAATATAAAAATATTCATACATAATATATGAATATTTTACAAGAATTTACTAATTTTATAGATTATGTTATAGAGGATTTTTCGACACCTATCTACTATTTATTAGTGATATTAATTTATTTTATTTACTTTGTCACTGCTATAGGAATTGCTTATATAAATCCTGAATATGCTATTTACTTAAATCATATTATACAATTTTTTATTGCAGTTGTTTTGATCATACGTTTTAATCCATTTCGTAAGAAATTAACTTGCAATATGAATGATCGCACCTTTATTTTAGCCAGTTCCTTTTTCTTACTCATCAATGATGAATTTATGGCATATCTTAAAAGTTTATTTAGTAAATATATTCCATTTAAAGAATTGATGAATCATATTTAATCTATTTCTATAAACCCCCATTCTTGAAATTTATCAATATGACTTGGATGAAATCGTTCTTTCATTAATTCTTCTTTCCATAATGATTGTTTTCGTCGTTTGAAAAATTCTTCTTCTTGGACATTTAAAAAATTAATTTGTTGATTTGTGAAACTATGTTTCATGATACATGAGTCGTTCCATGGCATATTTATATTTTTTAATATAAAATCGGTCGTAATATTTGGATTGTGTCCAAGAGAATCCCAATCCCATGGCAAATTTCTGTTGTTTTCAATTATTGACATAGTAATATTCGGATTATAACTAATATATTTCCAATCCCATGGTAAATGCATGTTTTCTGTAATATTTTCAAAAGTTATGTTTTCATGGATAGATAACCAATACCAACACCAAGGTATATCTACATTGTTCTTGACTATTTCTATTGTAATACTTGGATTGCAAGATACACACATATAATCCCATTTATATATATTATTTCTTGGATGAGTTAAAATAGTATGTATAGTAATATTTGGATGCAAACTTAATAAGTTCCAATCCCATGGTTTATGTAAATTTGCTTGAATAATTGACCATGTTATGTTTGGATTTTTACTTAGTCCTGTGTAATTCCATGGTTTGTCTGGATTATTCAATACAATATTCCAAGAAATGTTGGGGTTTTGACTAATATAGAAATATTCCCACGTAACATTTGGACGTTGTTGAATCATAGTCCAAGAAAACTTGGGGTCCTTTAACTGAACATATTCAGGTCCAATTATTTTTCGTGGTTCTCTATTTGTAATTGGATGTGAAAGAAGTTTATGTTTTGCATATTCTGTTTTGAATTTTTGTATTTGATTTAAAAAATCTTCTTTCCAAGAAAGGCAAATAGATGATTCATTATCAATATATTTCATTACATATTGATAATTTTATTATTTAAATTATTATATAATAATTTTATATAATTGCCAACACAAAAATTATATAAAATTGAATTATTGTTATATAAAAACGTAACAATAACACAAAACATGAATCAATTAATAGAAAACGAAAGACATAATCCTGAATTACAATCGCAATTAAACATCGATGCTATATTGGAAGCTGCCGAAAACGTAGATAACAATTATCTTGGAGATCATAGTTTGCAATCCATTTCCGAAGAAATTGTACAATGTTTAAGAGAACAAACCATAGAAAACGAAATACTAGAAAAATATTGTACTAGTCTTTTACAATATCGTTATATTGACCAAATTCATCAAATTCATAAAGGAAAACATATTCGATGGATACGAAACCAAAAATTAACGAACGGAGGTATTGTGGTAGATGTCAAATTCTTGGACAATGGAACACATATATTGTGCAAAAACAAAAATCGATTCATTCAATATAAATTTGACGAATGTATGACATTTCAAAAACTTACATCCGACGAACAAATGATATTACAACTCAAAGATACATATAATTAATGCAATTTTCTAGTTTGATTAAAATTAATAACAGTTCTTTTTTTTCGTGTTTTTATTTTACGAATTTTCATATAAAAGAAATGTTTAATATGATACATAATTTTTTTTGTTATCAAAATATCGTTTTCCAATTCTTCCTTTGTTTTTTTATATTCATGTAAAACATAATCATTTTTATTGTAATAGTTCATAATTAGATTTTCTAATTTATCTTGGACTAGTGATTGCATTAAATTACCAGATTGTGAATTTATAAAACGTTCAATGATTTCACTACGATTCACATAATGGTAATAAGGTTTGGGTTGAATATAATAAACATGACGATGTTTCATTTTCGGATATTCAACATTATCAATAAAACATAACTCCGTGTTTTCGGGTATATGTACACAGCGAATCAAATCTTTGTATGTTTTGGTAGCCGTTGTTCGATTATATTCTACTATTTGATTCCCGATTTTAAATGCACGAATAATATTATCAAACAAATTTTCCACACCAAACTTCTCTTCCATATATTTTACAATAATCGAAGTCCAAGAAATTGGAATGCAACTATTGTTTGTATAAATATAGATAGAAATATTATTTGTTATTTGTTTTTTTTCATGTAAGTATTGAAAAATAACAGAAATACCATATCGAAAAAATTCGGGAAACAAATCTAATAATGAGAACAACAATTCTTTATCATTATCAAATATGGATAATTTCAAATCAGTTTTCATATATTCAATGCATTTAAATAATATATATAATTCGGAAAAAGAACCTATGGTCTCATCTAAGTCAAAGACAAAGGTTTTTAAACCATCACTATTGTTTGTTTTTTCTAACCCTCTTCCTTTGTATATTTTTATAGTAGAATCCATTGTATTATAAGTGTATTTATTATAATACGATAATTATAACTCATTATTATAATAGTAAGGAAAATATTTTTTACTACATGATATACAATATTTATGGTCCGTTTCATCGTAATAACCATGATATTTCATATCTTTACAACATGTTGAACAAAAAAATATTTTACACATACAACATACATTTACATAATTTACATAATCATAATGATTACATTTATCACATGTTTTTAAAAATTTGCTAATATAAATCAATAAATCTTTATTATGCAATGGATTTGTTAATTTCGGCATATTAATTGTTAAACTCATTTAAACATATGTTTAAGTTGTTTTATATAATGAAAGTTAGTTGTGGGATTATGTTTGATTATTGTGGAAAAATACTCATGGGGCAGCGTAGCAAAGAAGGTGTCAATCCCGATTATTGGGAATTTCCAGGAGGTCAATGTGAAAATAATGAAACATTAGAAGAATGTTTGCATCGTGAATGGAAAGAAGAATTGGAGTTATCAATTACAATAGACAAATTACTCTATAATCACAAAAACAATGATGTAGAATGTTTTTTTTTTATTGGTTTAATTAACAATACAGAAAATATAAAAATGAATGTGCATCAAAATATTGGATTTTATGATATTAACGAACTAAACAATTTATATTTATTTGAAGAAGATAAGATTCTTATACCGTTAATTGAAAATTATATGCAAAAACATTAATACATAATTTATATAAAAACAATCAAACTATATTATTTATTATGGATCGTGTTCAGCAAATGGAAAACGTGCAAAAAGGAGCATTGGAAATGTTCAAAAAGAAAAACAAGGATTATGGTGATGCTTTTGCCAAATATGGGGTCATTGGAGTATTAATGCGTATTGAAGATAAAATACAACGTGCTTTGTCGATAACAAAAAACGGTGTAAATATGGTAAATGATGAATCCATTCGTGATACATTAATGGATTTACATAATTATGCGGCTATGGGTGTTATGTTATTGGATGAAAAAGAATCTAACTATCATGAAGAGGAGGCATACCAACCTGTTTAAATTTTGACCAAGAGATGGATTTACCGTCGTTAATAGGTTCTTTTTCTCCTTCACGTTCTTTGTCTAAAGCATCGGCACGTTTTACAGCCGAATCCAAATATAATTCTTTGAGTAATCTTCCAACACGAACGGAACCGTCTTGTTGATCAATTTGACCATCTTCTATTAATTTCAATACAATCAATAATTTGGACATGATAACAATATCTACTTCGTCTTTCATCATTCTTCTAAAAATATCCGTATAATTGTCATACATAAATTGACATTCAGTGTGTGCAATATTGAAAAATTGTTCAGGAGAAGTAATACGAAGTTGTGCATGTTCTTTTTTTAGTGCTTCTAATTTACGCATATCATCACGTATTTTTGAACTATGTTTTAATCGTCGGATTGTTTCTGTATTGTCTTCATAATCCATTTCGTTCATTAACTTTTTCAAGTTCATCCTTTCATCGTCACTTAATTGAGACATATTATAATGAATAATAATATGATTCTTTTTATGTATTTTGAACACTTTATAATATATATAAAAATATTATATAATGTCCACCAAAGCAACAGATACTTTAGATACTACAAAAGAAAACGTAGAAGATGTATTTAAAAAATATTTTATCCCACCACAAAGTGGTCAATTTACAAAATGGGGACAAGCCATTATGGTGATTTTATTATTTGGACTCATGTTTATAGGTATTTTGTTTGCTTATATTTATGCAAATTATACTGATTATCAAAACCGTATTAGTGTTATAACCAACGCTTATTTGTTTGGTAAAGATCCACAATATCAATTTGAACAATACATGAAGAATTCAGAAGGCGAATTAATATCTTCTGTCATGAACAATATTCAATCTACAAGCAATAATTTAGAAACTGTAGATGCACGTCTCAATAGTGGTGCTTCTCGATTATCGAACGAAGTTCAAACAGAAGTTCCCGAAAAATATGCCGAAACAAATAGTTTAGGAATTTCTATACAAAAGAATATTGCCAGTTTAAGAGATACTGTTTCCAAATTAGCCGGGTCTTTCGTATTAGGCAATTACATAAAAGACGGTGCAATCAATACTGTTAAATCATAATAAACGTGTTTAATTCAGTAGATAGCAATCGTAAAAAACACAATATATATTATAATGACTGTTATAAAATATATTCCCATTGACTATTTTACCTATAATCGACCTTATTATTTTGCAACTACCATAATTATTATTATGTTTAGCATTATTTACATTATGTTATATTTGGTCTTTAAATACGAATATTTAAATCGAGTAGAAGTTTGTGACCCTATGTTTTATTATGGACGAGCATGTCGTAATGAATACAGTAACATTTTGTTATTTAATGATAAATTTTTAACATTTAAGAAAAACTTTTATGATATTGTATCAAAGTTTGATCCCAAAACAAAAGAAACCAAAGGAGCACGCGAAAATATGAGAAAAAATAAAAAAATACTTGAAGAATCAGAAGAAACCATAAACAATAATTTAGAAAGCAATGAAGAATTTAATAAATCTACGATCGAAGAAATTGATAATATGACCACTGTTGTCAAATTAATTACGTCCAAATATTTAGGGAATTTACAAGAACTTTTTGGAAATGTCCAAGATGCTCCTCAATATTTATTGAATAATTTACAACAACTTTCCATCGATTTAGGTCAATTAAAAATACACGTTCAAGAAAGTATTGTTGATCCCGCATTTGCAAAATACACAGCACCCTTGCAAAAATTATACAAATATTTAACACACATTAATGAAACAACATTGCCTTATGTAGAAAAATACAATGAACCAACATCCTAATTGCAATATAGAATTTCTCATCAACATATATATAATCAATGAAATCTCTTGGAAAAATATCAACTGGATTGTTAGTTATTATGATTGCTTTAGCCGTTGTTGTCATACTTTCTACTTGTTTATCTTGTAAAAGTGTAGTCGCATACAATGCTGATCCTAACTATAGTAAAGTAGATAAGGAAGGTTTTACACCTTTACATTATGGTACTTACCCCAATGGAGGTGCAATTGATATTAAAGATCGTTACTTGATTGACAGTACTGCTGGTTCTCCTACAGCACAACCCATTAAAAATATGAAGGGACTTTTCGGTCCTTCTTCTCTAAATCAACAATTAGATGTATATGCAAATGCCACAGGAAGTTTAGATGCTCAATGTGCCGATAAATCAAATGGTATGAGCAACTCTAAAGGTTATTTATGTTTAGATCAGCAACAATTGCAATTATTGACTACTCGCGGTGGTAACCAAACTCCTTGCGTTTAAGGCGAAAATGTTTGAAAACAATTTTCACAATAAGCAATAGTTTTTGACCTATCAGGGTCAATATCTATTAAATCACGTACAATTTTATGTTGACAATGTTTAATCACATAATTCTCAATCTTTTCAACTATTTCTGAATATTCATCATTGATCTTATATTTAAAATCATTGTCCAAAATTTCTTTTGCTCGAATCATGCATTGAATACTTTCTTCTTCCATATTAAAAATATACGGTAATATGTTTAATATGTTTTTTAAAATACAATTATAGATACATGGCTAAAATACTCTGATTTGGAGGTTCAAATTCTATCAATTTTTTCACATGTGCATATGATACTTCAACAGGGAACTTCACTTCTAAATCTAGATCTTTTGAAAATATGTTTTTGTCTGGTTTCATTAATCGGAACAAATTGAGTTTGGTATGAATGATTTCCAAACAGCGTTTCAAGTTACGAACACCTTGTTCGCCTTTTGTAATGGAATCATTTCCAATAATTTCATTCAATGTTTCATCGGGAATAACAATTTCTTCTTCGGTAAATGCAACTTGTTGTCGAATTTTTGGTAATAGGAAATTTCTAGCGATGATCGATTTTTCCTTCTTTTCGTATCCTTTTGTCATAATACGATACATACGATCACGCAAAATGGGATTGATTCTTGATTCATCATTATAACTAAAGATAAACAAACATTTGCTTAAATCAAAATGGATTTCGGAGAAATATTTGTCATGAAACTCGCAATTTTGCGATGTATCTGTCAAATGAGTCAAAATACCTATAATTTCTTCACCTCGAGGTGTATCACTTACTTTATCTAACTCATCAAAATAGATCACAGGATTCATACATTTGCTTTCCATCAATATTTGTACAATACGTCCCCACAAACTACCTTCATATGTATAACCATGTCCTTCTAAGAAACTCGCATCACCAGTTCCACCCAAAGCAATGAAAGCAAATTCACGACCTAAAATTTTGCTAATTCCGTCTTTTACCAATGAAGTTTTTCCTGTACCAGGTGGTCCATTAATAGCAATGGCTGTTCCCAATGCATCAGGATTTGTAATCCATTGACCGATCATTTGCATAATTTGCATTTTTGCACCATCTAATCCATATACACATTCGTCTAGTGTCTTTTTTGCATTTTCCATGAACTCACTGCATTTATCAATTCCGTCTTTAATATTTACATTCAACGCTTTATGAACACCAAAGGGAATACGCATAAACCCATCGACCCATGTTTTCAACTTAAAATATTCCGGATCACCCACTTCCATGGAACGCAACATATTTACTTTCTGCATAACAGTTGCCTTGAATTTTGGTGGAATATTGCTGTCTAACAATGTCAAACGATAAGGTTTCTTAATACTAATATGATCATTAATCTCCTTGAGTTCTTTGATCACACGTAATTGTTCCTTATTTGACAATTGTTTCTTGAAATACTCAATTTCACCTGTTTTCTTTTCATCTTCACCATTTACCATTTTGTAATATTTCTTCGCATTTTTAAGACGAGTCTTTTTGATCAACTTTTTAATTGAATCTTTACATTCTTCTACAGCATGTAGTAGAATTTTATTTTTGGGTTGTTTTTCTAGTTTTTCAGACAAATGCTTTTTCAATTCAATCAAATCCTTGTATTCTGTTTCAGCATCGGCTGTTTCCGAATTATCTGATTTTTCACTTGTATTGTGTTTCTTCTTTTTCTTCTTATTTTCTTTTTGAATACGCTTTTGTTTTATTGCCTCTGGTTCAGGTATTGTTTCATAATTTTCACGCATAAATAGTTTTTCATCATCACTATTGCACTCTTCATCACGATCATCATCCAATGCCTTCTTATCACTAATTTCTTCGGCATTAGGACCACCACCTGCAATTGCTGAAAATAATATGTTGAAATCCTTGGCATCGAGTTCTTCATCTTCATCTTCATCTTCATCATCATAATAAGATTCGTCATCACTTGAATCATAATCATCTTCTTCTGAAGAAGACTCCACTTCCATTTTTCTTCTTTTTTGCTTATGTTTTGCCTTCACATTCTTTTTCTTATTTATTTTAGACGGTTTTTTCTTCGATTTTGCATTTTTTTCATCATTACGGATTTTTTCATTAATATAATTTGAAGGAAACAAAGTAGCAATTGTTTTTCGTAATTCACGAGGATCAATATTCGAATCTTCTTCATCATCTTCATCATCTTCATCATCATATTCTTCAGATTCATATTCTTCAGATTCATCATCGGATTTAGCTGCATGCTTCTTCTTTTTTTTTGGTTTATATTCTGTATCCGACTCACTTTCTTCAATATCACTATCTTCTTCATCATCTGAATATTCCAACCAAATACTTTCTTCTTCTTCATCAGAAGAATCATCCTTTTTGCTACGTCTTTTTTGACTACGCGTATTATATTTTTTTTCACCAGACTTAGGTCCCATTTTCAAATAATACTAACTAAAGTTAATTGTTTATTATGTTTCATGTAAATTATAATTCAATTTTATATATGTTTCATAAGAAAATCATTATATGATATAAAATTGAATTTAGTATAATTAAAAACAAAAACGATATAAAATCTAGGTCATTATATTATAGTAGCATGTCTCCACAATTTGAAAATAATGAAGCTCCGGCTAGAATTATTGGAATTCAATTTAGTATGCTATCACCTGAAGAAATCAGAAAAAATTCTGTTGTTGAAGTGACATCAGGTGATACATACAATAATAATAAACCTGTAGTAGGTGGTCTATTTGATCCCCGTATGGGTGTTCTTGAACCCGGTTTAATATGTCCAACAGATGGTATGACTTATATCGATACACCAGGATATTTTGGACATATTGAACTAGCCCGTCCCGTATTTTCCATTCAGCACATAAAGGATGTTTTGAAAATATCTCGTTCTGTGTGTTTTAAATGCAGCAAATTATTAATCAATAAAAAACTTCATAGTCATATTTTAACCCGATCGAACGAAGAACGATGGGATTATGTATCAAGTTTGACATCGAAAACTATTAGACGTTGTGGCGAACAAACGGATGATGGTTGTGGTTGTAGGCAACCTGACAAAATTAAATTGGAAGGTATGGCAACTATTATTGCATCATGGGACAATATTGATACAAATGAAGAAGGTGGAGATCAAAAAGTTACCATGAAACTGACTCCTGAAATTGTTTTAAAAATTTTCAAGCGTATTTCAGACGATGATATTTCCTTTATGGGATTCAGTCCTATTTGGTCTCGACCTAGTTGGATGATTATGGATGTATTGCCTGTTCCTCCTCCGGCAGTAAGACCTTCTGTTAAACATGATGCTCAACAACGAAGTGAAGACGATTTAACTCATATATATAGAAACATTATTAAAACAAACAGCATTTTGCGAGAAAAACTAGCCAATCCTGACACACATCCCAATGTAACAGAAGGTTGGTACACTATTTTGCAACACTCTGTTGCCATGATTGTCAATAACAAAATTAAAGGTGTTGCTCCTATGGCACAACGTTCAGGACGTCCTTTGCAATGTATTATGGGTCGTTTGAATTCGAAAAATGGTCGTATTCGTGGTAATCTAATGGGTAAGAGAGTGGATTTTAGTGCCCGTTCTGTTATTACGGGTGATCCTAATTTATCAGTAAGACAATTAGGTGTTCCTTTGAAAATTGCTATGAACATTACCAAACCCATTTTGGTAAATGATCGTAACAAAGAATTCTTAACCAGTTTAGTTCAAAATGGTCCAGAAAAATATCCCGGTGCCAAAATTTTGGAAAAGAAGAATGGGCAAAATGTTTCTTTGCGAAATGTTGATTTGGAAACGATTGATTTGCAAAATGGTGATATTGTTCATCGTCATATGATGGATGGTGATGCTGTATTATTTAATAGACAACCTTCTCTTCATAGAATGTCTATGATGTGTCATATTGTGAAAGTCATGAAAGTAGGCGATACCTTCCGCATGAATGTTGGTGATACAAAACCTTATAATGCGGATTTTGATGGTGATGAAATGAACATGCATATGCCTCAAAATGTATTAGCCGAAACCGAATTACGCGAATTGGCAGCAATTCCTTACCAAACCATCAGTCCGGCCAGCAATTCTCCCATTATTGGCATTTATCAAGATTCTTTGTTAGGTTCTTATCGATTTACACGTGACAATGTTAAACTTAGTCATCGTGATGCTATGAACTTGCTTATGATGTGTAAAGATATTCGTCCTGAACAGTTGCGTGAGAAGAATTCTTTGACTTCATTTGATGTATTGTCGCAAATTATGCCACCACTTACCATGGTATATAAATCGAAGAACTTCAAAGAAGGTAAAGATGATTATGCCACATCGAATAAGGTCATTGAACTTCGCAATGGTAAGTTGTTCCGTGGTCAATTGGACAAATCTGTTATTGGTTCTACTACCAAAGGTTTGTTACATCGTGTAAATAATGATTTCGGAAACATGGCATGTGTAAATTTCAATGATAATCTGCAAAACATTGTTACTGAGTATTTGAAAACAAGTGCATATAGCGTTGGAATTAGTGATTTGATTGCTAATAAGGCAACACAATCCCAAATTTTGACAGTTATTGCGAAGCAAAAGGCAGAAGTAAAGGAACTCATTGATCAAGTTCATTTGGGTATATTTGAAAACAATACTGCTCGTTCCAATAATAGTGAATTTGAAACTGCTGTCAATAACACACTCAACAAGGCAACTGAGGAAGCTGGTAAAATTGGTCGTGATAGTTTGGATCCAAATAATCGCTTCTTGATTATTGTGAATTCAGGATCAAAGGGTTCTCCCATCAACATTTCTCAAATGATTTCGTGTTTGGGTCAAACCAATGTTGATGGTAAGCGAATTCCCTATGGGTTTGATGACCGAACTTTGCCTCATTACCAGAAATTCGATGACAGTCCTGAAGCCCGTGGTTTTATTGAAAATTCCTATATTTCCGGATTAACTGCACCTGAGTTGTTCTTTCATGCTATGGGTGGTCGTATTGGTCTTATTGATACGGCTGTAAAAACATCCCAAACAGGTTATATTCAAAGAAGATTGATCAAGGGTTTGGAAGATCTGAAGGTCGAATATGATATGACTGTTCGTAACAACAAGGGAAAGATCATTCAATTTACTTATGGTGATGATAGTTTTGATACTACCCGTGTAGAAAATCAAAACATTCCTCTTGTTGGTATGAGTGTGGAAGATATTTACATGCATTATGATATTATTGGTATTAACGACCAAAACAGTGAGTTATTATCGGTTTATAATCGCGGTGCAATTTCCCGTTTGAAGAAGCAAAAGGCAAAAACCATTAACAAATGCCGTGATTATATTGTTAAAATGCTTGAAAATAGAGATAAGGTAGTAAAAAATGTCTTTAAATATAAAAATGAAAATGCGGTTTCTATGCCCGTATCATTTCAAAATATTATTGTCAATGTACAAGGTCAAATGGGTCTCAATTCAAACAGTATTGTAGATATTACTCCATTAGAAGCATTTGAGTTGATTGAAGAACATTTCAACAAAATGAACCAATTGGCATATGTACCCATTACTCCTATGTTTGAAATTATGTATTATTATTATTTGACTCCTAAGGATCTGCTCATTAACAAGCGTTTTCATAGAAAGGCACTTCAAGTTCTTCTGGATACCATTTTATTGAAACATCGTGAAGCTATTGTTCATCCAGGAGAAATGGTCGGTGTGATTGCCGGTCAATCTATTGGAGAACCAACTACACAATTGACATTGAACACTTTCCATTTAGCCGGTGTATCCAGTAAATCCAATGTCACTCGTGGTGTTCCTAGAATTGAAGAAATCCTTCGTTTGACAAAGAATCCTAAGAATCCTTCTTTGACTGTTTATTTAAAATCAGCAGATGAAACTGAACAGGACAAGGCAACCACTTATGCCACTATGATGGAACATACCAAACTCATCGATATTACCAAATCTGTACAAATTCATTTTGAACCTAGCAAAGAAACTACTACTATTGATGATGATCAATTGTTGCTAGAGCAATATTATGAATTCGAACGTTTGGTAGAAGATTGTTTGGCACCGGAAGATGTGGTTGATGGTAATGAACAAAATCAGTCCAAATGGCTTGTTCGTATTGAACTTGATGCGGAAACTATGTTAGACAAAAACATTACAACTGATGATGTGCATTTTGCCATTTCCAATAGCAGTTATGGCAATGAAATTAGTTGTGTGTTTTCTGATTACAACAGTGAGAAATTGGTATTCCGTATTCGCGTCAATAGTTCCATATTTAGCAAATCAAAGAAAAAGGGTGTTGCCGAAACACTTGATCAATCCGACGATATTTATTTGCTCAATAATTTCCAGGAAGCACTTTTGAACAATATTGTATTGCGTGGTGTCAATAATATCGAAAATGTCATTGCCAGAAAGATTCAAAACTCAGTTAAGAAGGTAGAAGCTATGCCTGTAATCAAAAAGGGTATGTTTGATGTAACAGAGGATAAACATATGCCCATTAAAAAGGAAGATGGAAAATATGTAAAAACAGATATTTGGGTATTGGATACTACAGGTACCAACCTCCTAGAAGCACTGGCATTGGATTATGTCGATCCTTCTAGAACAATTAGTAATGATATCCGTGAAGTATTCAATATTTTGGGTATTGAAGCTGCACGTCAAATGATTTACATGGAAATGATGGATGTGATGGAATTCAGTGGTGTGTATATTAATTACCATCATTTGGGATTGTTATGTGATCGTATGACATGTAATCAAAATATGGTTCCTATTTTCCGATCTGGTTTGTTGAGTGATAATGTTGGTCCCATTGCAAAGGCAACATTTGAGGTACATACAGAAGTCATGTTGAATGCAGCACGACATGGTGACTTTGATCATATGCGTGGTGTTTCTGCAAATGTAATGTGTGGTCAATATGGCAATTATGGTACAGGTTCATTCCAAGTGATATTAGACATGAAAGAAATGGAAAAACATGATGCGTTTGAAGTAGATGTAACCAATGTACAAGATGCAATTGAAGAAGGTTTTGAAAAGCGTCAAGGAAAAACTGATTGTAGTAAATCGGATATTATGATTCAAAATAATATTTCCAATATTCAGAAAAATAATAAAGAAGAAATTTGTGATGATGGCTATAACATTGGATTTTAAATAAAGATTATTAGCATATTTCGAATATTTTTTATGAACAATAAAAAATATTTTTTATGTCCTATATGGACAACCTATATTATTTTTTATTTTTTCTTGTAAATTCTTAATGTCTAGATCTTGATGTATAATAGTTCCATTTAAATCGGTAATTTGAGTTTGATATTTACCATTTTCAGTTGTGCAATTTGTAATATCTAAATTCAATTGGGTAATATCACTTTGTAATGTTGCTATTTCTTGGTTTATTTTTTTAATATCTTCATCCGTTTGATTATATAAATCAATTTTTTGTTGTAATTCATTAATTTCATCTTGATAATTTTTAATTTGAATATTTATTTGATCTACTGTTTTATTTGTTCCCTTGGAACCTACCAATTTGTTATCCAAACTATCTACTTCTTGTTTCAAACTATTTAATTGATTGTTCAATTTATCAATATCTTGCTTTGTACCACTATAACTATCTAATTGAACTTTGAGAATTTCGATTTCTTTTTGATTTTTACCTAACGCATTCCAACAATTCATATTATTATTACCTTGCGATCCAGCAATTTGATTATGAATATCGATTTTTTTTTCATTACCTGACCCACCAAACTGTGTTTTAATTAAATCGACTAAACTATTTACTCCTGTTACATTGACATCATATTCATTATAATTTTCTTTTGTCTTCTGATTCACTAAATCATATGTTAAATACAAAACCAAAGAAAACAATAATGCATGTAGTAAATAATTTTGCATATTTGGTTTTGTTTTTCTTAAAAATCCTGGTATAAATAAAATATATAATGCAAATAGGTAAATATAAGTAATCATTTTCATATTTTGTATATATTAAAATATGAAAATATTTTGAGAGTAAATTTTAGATATGTGCTAATGAATTCTTAAAGTTCTTTAACATTACCTGGAAATAATTTTGTGTTTATTTCTCTTATGATAAGTGTGCTTCTTGCCATCCATCGCCAGTTTCTTGACATACACCGATAAAAGGTTTCAATGCCCTTTGCGCTGGCCACCCGTAGAACATTCCAAATTCATTTTGTGGAACAGTATTACAATCACCATAATTTGTAGATATACATGTAGCACCATTCCAATCGTTAGGTAGTTCATAATTCCATGCATGACCATAAGTTCCGCCACAATATTCATTCATACTTACAGTACCATTATTTCCATGTACTGTTTGCGTTTGTGGAGGTGGAGGTGGAGGTGGAGATTCAGGTGGAGGTGGAGGTGGAGGTGGAGGACAATATTTTTTCCCATTAAATTTTGTTTGCAAATTATCAAGAGTAGTCCTATTATTTGTTACCGTACTATTTAATGTAACTACGTCTGATGATTTTCCAGGTGTAAGTCCGTTACAAAATGACAACTTACTTGTCAAAGATCCCTTTTCACTCAGGAATTTATCATATGTCGCTTTTAAATTTGATAAATCTGTTTCAGTACCACTAAATGCCGCAACTTGTTTTTGTAATGCATCTAATTGTGCTTTATATTGATCTAAATGCATATTTAATTGATCAATATTATTTTCAGCATTTTCATATGCACCCAATTGTGTTTTCAAAACAGCAATTTTGTCTTTGTATTGAATAATAGTTTGATTTAATTTTTGAATAGTTTCCCAATTTCCTTGGTAACTATCTAACTGAACTCGTAGTAATTCAATATCTTTTTGTGTTTTTCCAAGAGCATTCCAACATTTTGCACCTGCATTATCTGCACCCTTTACTTGATTCTCAATATCGATATTCATTTCTTGATCTTTTTTATGTGATTTGATTAAATCGACTAAATTGTTCATACCACTCATGTTTAAACTCATTTCACCTTCGTAGTTTTCTTTATTTCCATCTACAATTTTTACACTAAAGAAAAATACTACGGAAAATAACAAAGCATGTAATAAATAAGTTTCCATATTAAACTTGGTTTTCATCAAAAAACCCGGTGTAAATAAAACATATAGGAAAAATATATATATAATTGTTATTATTTTCATTATATATTAAATGATGAAAATATTTATTGTGGTTTTTGTTTTGCATTAGCCAATTGTGTTTTCAAAGATGTATTTTGAGATTGTAATTTATTTACTAATGCATTCAATTCATCTGCCGACTTATCAGTTCCTTGATACGAATTTAATTGTGTTTTCAAATCAGTTATTTGGTTTTTATAACTATCTATATCAGAATGTAACAAACCTATTTGACTTTTATCACCTTCATAACCCTTCAAAAGACGTTGTAAATTTTTATTTTCCTTTTCTAAATTATCCACAGTCTTAAAAGAAGTTGATAGCAAATCATTATTTTGACTTTCGTATTCTGTTTTTGGCATAGATTTGATTTTATTGTTTATTACTACTGTATTGGACTCTTTTTCTTTCTTTTCTATTAAATCACCTAAATTGGTTGCCCCTTTTATTTCAAGACTCGTTTCATAACTTTCCATGTCACGATTTACCAAATTATATGTAAAATACAAACACACAGAAAACAAAACACTATGTAACCACTTATGTTGTTTGAACATAAATCCTGGAACAAATAATACATACAATGCAAAAATGTATAAAAATGTTATGTTTTTCATAAATCTATATATATTATTTATGAAAATTATGTTGCACAATTAAAATTGGCTATATTGTTTTGTAATAAACTGTATTTTTTTGTTGTATTTACATTGTTTTCACTTATTGTATTGAATTCTTTTTGTGCATTCAGTATATTTGTTTTTGATTCTTGTAATTCCGTTTCTGCATTTTCTATGAATTTTTTGTTTGATTCTACTGAACTATTACATATATTTAATTGGTTCTGCAAATTGGTAATAGATAATTTTGTACTATTGTTCTTGTTTTTTAATTCGGTTA